ATGGGGATATTTTGGTTTAGTTGAAAGGGTTACTCAATTAGAAACAGCAGATAAATTACAGCAACAAGATTTACTTGAAGCATCAAAACAATTACCCATAGACCAAGAACAATTTTTATTACTTGAACACATAACAGAAAATTTAGAAAAATTAACTGTAAGAGTAGATAACATGATGAATAATAAAGTTAATATTGAAAGATTACAAAAAGATTTTGAAAGACTTTATATTGATGTTGAGAAACTTAAAGATACAGTTAGAGCAAACATTGGAAAATTAAATGGTAATACAAACTGATGATAGGAATTGTTTTTGCTTTATGTTTATTTATTAATGGAGAATTAATAGAACATAGAATACAAGACAGCTTATCTACTTGTTTGAAAATGAAAAGAGAATCATCAAGAAACATGGAGATGAGTAATAAGCACTTCATGTGTGGGAAAGTAGAAGCTGAATTAGAACAAAATATAGATGGTAGTATAACAATTAACAAAATATTAAAATCAAAATAAATAATTATGATAGAGGTAGCCAGTATGAATTATGTATTTACAGGTATATTAATTATGTTACTTTGTTTAATGACTATTTTTATGAAACCAAATTATGTACCTCTAGAAAAAGATGTAAATAGTAAATACGAAAAGTAAAGTAAACAATATGGCAACAGCAAAAATATATTTATTAACTATATACTTATGTACACTAGGTGTACAGGATTGTTATGTACCCTTACCTCCTATGAAATTTAATACTCATTATGAATGTGTAAAAAATGGTATGGGTGAAGGATATGAAATATTATTTAATGGAAGATTAACAGAAGAAGTAATAAATGAGAAAAATCTTTATATTAGTTTTAGTTGTGTTCCTGAAGATGTAGTTGAATCTTAAGAATGAAAAACATCTGAAGCAATTTTTTCTAAGTCAGAAGAAAGAGATTCAAAATTATAATTACATTGTCTAAGTAATGCTTGTATTACACCTGCATTTTCTTTTTTAAAATGTTCAGCAATCTTATCCATAGGATATTTAGATAGTTCAGTAATAAATTGTCCTTGATTGTTTATTAATAATTTAAATACCATTAACTCTGCTTCTTTTCTTTTTACTCGTTTAGGTTGTTTAAGCTTTCGATTGCTTTTCATTTTGTTCTTTCAATAAGTCAACAAGAAAGTCATCATCACTTTTCTCATTCTTAAGTTTAGTTAATGGAGTATCACCCTCTTTATATGTTTCAATAGTTTTAATTCTAATTGGATTAGTCATGAAGATAGGAAACTTAGAATTGTCTAGTGACTTAACCATAAAGAAACCATCTTCAGCAACACCAAAAGTTTCTACTCTTTTTATATCTATATCATCTGAACCTATTAAACAAACTCTTAAATTATAAGTTTCTTTTTTAACAATAGGTTTAATAGTCTTACCATTAAGACCTATGATATTATCTGTCATTGTGGTTCTCTATAACAATAGGTCCTATCTCACCTTGTTGTCCATCATCATCAGCTAAACTATCAATACTTTCAGTATACATTTCATTTAACTTATCATTGTTCTTAGTAATCTTTAATTTAAGATGGTCTTTTAAAGCATCAATCTTAACATGAAGTATCTTATCTATATGTCTATTAATTCCATACATAGGTAAATCATTTAATGCTGAGATGATTCTTCTAAATCCTCTTGCTCTTTTTTCTAATTGTGTAATTTGTGATTCTTTACTCATAGTCTCTTTCCAATATCATTTTAAGATAGTGAATTGCTTTCTCAATATCTTTTTGTTTTCCTTTAAGCTTGTGTCTACAAATATATTTTATTGCATTACCTTCAGCAAATTCTAAATGGTTCTCATTAATAAACATTGCAGGTTGTATCTTCATACCTTTATAATGATTCCCATCTACCTGCTCATTTAATGAATCATAAGATATTTCTTTAAATTGATTTTTATGTGGCATATTATAGTGGTCCTTTATTTATCATCTCTTGTCTTCTTAAATCTTTTTCAGATGGTTGCAACATAGCATTTAAATCATCAATTGTCAACTCTGAATTGCGTTTTAATTTTTTAACTATCCATTTATAAGACCAAGGTTGTAATCTTATCTGGTCATTGTTATCATAGTAGTGAGTTTGATTAGGTAAAAAAGCAAATACATTTTTATAATTTATCTTACTAGCTTCTTCCTTAGATAACAAAGATTGTAACCATTGAACAAGTATATGTTTAGCTTTTCTTCGTATCGGTTTCATTTGTTTTGAGTTCATATTCTTTCCTATTATTAAATACTTCATACCATGTATCACATTCATCACATTGATACATACTTACAATACTGTAATCAGATTCAGGATAAGTATCTTTCGTATCGAAATCATTATTCCATCTTACTTCTGCACTACAATAAAAACATTTCATTATTTAATTTCTACAAAATTAGTTTCTCTATCAAAATATTTATACTCAACTATGACAGGATTAAATACTTCTAAGCATTCAATAACATCTGACTTCTTAAATTCCTTACAAGAATAAACATCTAGTTGAATTACAGCAGGTTCAACTTCATCCCAAGTATGTATACCTATATGAGATGTATCTATAATAGCAACACCACTTACTCCTTTGTTTCCTTTTTTAGAAACTTTAGATGCATAAGGTCCTGCAAGTATATTCATATCTATTTTTTTAATTAATTTTTTCATCCACTCAACAGTTTCTGCTTCAGATTGTAAAGGGTTTTTAACTTCTGCTCTTACTAAGAGATGTTTATGTTCAAGTTTGTTTTCCATAATTTTCTAATTGTTCTTTATATTGGTTAGTTATTTCTTCTACTTGTGGTTCTTTAATTACTTCAGCTAACATAACATTCTTATTAGCATACTTAAATACTCTTAGTCCTTTACCACCATTAGTATCTGCATGACATTCCCATTTGTGAGGACAGAATATACATCCAGTAGCTAAAGTTTTATTACCATTCTTTTCTTCTTTAAATGGATAACACTTTTCTGGTGGTTCGTTTTGTTTTAATGAAGTCTTTAAATTTTTAATTAAATTTTTAACATTTGGTTTAGCCATATCATCTGGTTTATAAAAACATATATCACCATTAGATTTATCAACAACAAGAAAGCCACCATTCTTAGTTCCAAAAGCTTCTTCATATCCTGACAACTGAGCATGATAACCAAAGGGGTCATCACTAACTATCTCACCTGTTTGAAATTTTTTAAAACTAAATGATGATGCTGACTTAACATCACACACTTCACCATCAATCATACTATCTATGTGTCCTGTTATACCATCTATTTCTATTTTCTTTTGTTGGTCTTCTATCTTATGACCTGCCAACTCTGCTAAATATAATACTAAATGTTCAATGATATGACCATATAGAAATTTTAAATTTAATCCTGAGTCTTCGTCTTTCCTATCTTTAGGGCTATGTTTGTCATACCATAATTGTCTAGAGGGTTTACCAATAGAAGACATTCTTAATTGTCCTTCCTTTGCTTTTTCTCTAGGAGCATTCCAAGCTAACATAGCTTCTTTAATATTATTTAAAAACACTTCCATGTTTTCGTCTGTCATATTAGCAGGTTTGCCATTAGATATATCAGCAATTAAATGTTTGATATCTGTAGCAATTGTACTAATGTGTTTCTGACCAGTTGTTTCCGATTTTATATTTTCCATTTAGTGGACACCTTACATTTAATTTTTTACCTGCATCTATAATAGACTGTACTGCTAGTCTTCCAAACTCATCTGCTCTAGTTTCTTCTACTTCGTATTGGAATTCATCATGTACATTAACTACTGGAAATGCTTTGATTTGTTTTACTTTAACATATTCCTCAAGCAATGTCAACGCATACTTCATAACAATTGCACCTGCACCTTGTAACAAAGTATTCAATGCTGCGTGAGGATGTCTTATAATTATTTTTCTTTCGTCAAGTCCTCTGACCCATCTTCGTTGAGCCACTCTCTCCACTTTTTCTCGTAAGCTTCTAAGACTTGGTGTTGCTCTAAGAAATTTTTCTTTAGCTCGTTCTCCATCTCTTTCCGAACCTCCAATGATACTTCCGATTTTTTTTGAACCTGCTCCATAGATAAATGCGTAGATAAAAGTCTTCGCCTTATCTCTTGATTCCAGACCAGCAGCATTTTGATTTGCTGTGTGTATATCTCCATTAACGACTTCATGTATGTACCTCTCATCATTCATGTAGTGTGCTAACATCCTCAACTCAAGTCCTGAAGCATCAACACCTACTAGTTTATAACCTTTGTTTACTGTCCATAGTGCCCTACATTCTTTTCCATATGGTGAGTACACAGCAGGAATTTGAGCCATGTTGGGCGACTGGTGACTCATCCTTCCTGTAATTGTACCATTGGTAATTACTTTGCCATGTACTCTACCATCTTCCTTAATAGCTTCAATCCATGAACTGACTTGAGCAATTCGTTTCTGTAGCATTAAGAATCTATTTATTAATTTAGCTTCAGGAATATTATGTATCTCAGATAATACTTTCTCATCTACAATGATATGTCCTTTATCAGTTTTCTTTTGTGGTTTCCACCCAAGCATAACTAATCGTTCAGCAATCTGCTGTCTAGAACCTAAATTAAATTCTTTATATGTAACCTTTGTAAAAGGAACTCCCTTTACATAACCTCGTGCTTTGTTATTAGACTTAGGAATAAACTCTTCTTCTACTTTTAATGGAGGAAAAGATTCCCTAACTTTAGAAGTAAGATTATTCATGTCTTCTTGAAACTTACATTGTAATTCATAAGCTTCAACAATATTTATTTTAAATCCTACTTCATGTTGTTTCTGTATTATTTGTGCAACTTTATGTTCTAACTCAATAGACAAACCAAAGTCTTTTGTTTTGTTAATTAAAAATTTATAAAGTCTTTCAGTTAACTCAACATCATTTCTACAATAGACTAACATCTCTTCAGAGAAGAAATCAAACTGTTCAAAATTAATCTTAGCTTGACCTAACTTAGTGCCCCAATTTCTTAATGAGTGCCCACCTTCTATCATAGGATTTAATAATCTAGATAGAACTAGTGTATCAGTTATCTTACAATGTTCAAATAAATTATAACCAAACATTTTATTTATAACTGGTATATCAAAACCAATTATGTTATGACCTATTACTTCTTCAGTTTGTTTTATAAAGTCTGCAAACCTATGTAATCTATCTTCTTTAAATTGATAGTAAGTATCTTCATGCTTACAAACAATACACCATATTTTATCTGCAGTCATTGTTGTTTCAATATCAAATACTACTTTATTAAAAGTCATCAGATTTTACCTCAGTTAATCTTCCAGTATCTATATCATACTTTAAGTCACAACAAGGTCCTGTAATACCAGAGAATCTATTCTTCAGTACTCTAATCCTTGTAGTGTTTCTAACATCAGGGTCATCATTTTGTGCATCTCTTTCTAATCCAATAACCATATCACTAAGTTGTCCAATACTAGCTGAACCTCTTAGTTGTGATAAAGAAGTTGCTGCACCTTCTTCATGTCCTTTACCTTCTGGTCTTCTTAAATGAGAAACAACAATCATAGATACACCAGTCTCTTGAACTAATGTTCTAAGTCTAGTCATGATTTCATCTAATGCTCTTCTCTCATCTCCATGCTGTTGGTCTGATACAATAATACTTATGTGGTCAATGACAATGTATTTACAATCTTGACCCTTAGCTAAGAACCTAACTCTTGAAACAATATTATCAATTGAGTTAGAACCAAAATGGTCAAACATAAATACTCTACCAGTACCTACTGTTGCATCAAAATAAGTTTTCATTTCTTCTTTACTAACATGAACATCAGGTAAATGTAATCTTTGATTAGCTTCAACACTCATCAAACCTTTAGATGTAATGACTGGTGTTTCTTCTAACATTAACAAACCAATATTATCTTCAGTTGATTTTATAATATGGTGCACCACTTCTCTCATTACTTGAGTCTTACCTAAGCCTGAACCTGCTGTAAATGTAACTAACTCTGATGGTCTTAAACCATAAGTAATTTTATTTAATCCTTCAAATGGATACTGAACAAATGATTTAGTTACAGGTTTAAGTACATCATCTAATAATGTATTAGCATTTATAATTCCATCTGGTGCAAATTTCTTAGCATCCCAAAAAGATTTATTATAAATTTGTATTTTATTTTTTATTAAACAATCTGAAGCATCTTTAAATTCTTCAGGAAGATGCATGACTTTACATTTGCCTGGAGAAAATAACTCTGCTACTTTCATAGCATTCTCTCTACCTAATGTATCATTATCAAAATTAATAATAACACTTTCAAAGTTAGCTTCTAACCATTCCAAACTATTCTTAACATCTTTTACTGCTGAAGATATTCCATTCTTAATACTTACAACTGGTGTGTGGTAGTTTCCTTTTAACATCATCTGGTAAGCTGATAAACAATCTAACTCACCTTCAGTTATTATACAATATTTATTTTTGGTAAAAAGATGTTGACCAAACAGACCAGATTCTTTTGTGTTACCTTGAATACTAAACTCTTTTAGCTTAGTGTATCTAGTTTTAGTTGCTATCTTTGCACCTTGAGTATCATGATAAGGATAGTAATGATTAGTTATAGTACCCATACTATCCATTTTAACTGTTACTCCAAACTTCTTACAAGTTTCTAATGAAATATTTCTGTCTATAATTTCTGCATAGTCAGAATCTTTCATATAATTTTTTACTTCATATTCATTATTAGTTGTTATTGATGGCTGTAATTCCATATCATATTCCTTTATAAATTCTTGACATGAAAAACAATAAGCTGAGTTGTCAGCATTCACCGATACTGCATCACTACTTGAACATAGTGGACAAGGTAAATGATATTTTACAAAACCCTTTTTATTTATTTCTTCCATAGTCGCCCTTTGTTATTTTAATTAAACCCAAAAAAAAGGAGAGCCGATTTTGTCGACTCCCCTCTAGGAGTAATAAAATGAAAATTTAATTTCACTTTACTGGATGGATGTTATTAAAAGTCTTCTCTGATATTTGAACCATTAGAAGAAGATGTTTCTACCTGGAAGTCTTCTTGAGGTATGTACTCAATTAAGTCTATAACTTGTACTGCTTGTAAGTCTAAACCCATTCCTTTTTTACCTTTGAAGTTCCACTCATAAGGTTTGTACATTACTTTAACTTTACTACCATTACCTACTATTTTATCTAGTGGGTTCTTAGCTGAGTCAACTAATTGTGGCTGTGTATTCTTATCACCATTAGCCTTTTGTACTTTCCTTTTAAGTCTAACTATATTAGAGATTGTCTTCTCATCAATAGTAGTTTCACCTAAAGGTATGCCTTGACTTTTTAATTCGTCTGCTGTCTTATCGTCTACTGCTACATCAATTCTCCACATAGGTTCAAACTTTTCGTTTGGTCGTGTCAGAGAAGCCCAGTAAGCTGTGCCTTCAATTATTGCCATATGTATTTTCCTTTGTTATAATTGTTATTGTTAATTATTAATTTATTACTATCATATTTAATCATCAATGTCAACACTATTCTCATCTTTTTTTTCTAGTATTTCATCTATCTTTTTATTGATGGTTCTTTTGATAGTATCTTTTTTGTTTAGCTTTTCCTGAAGGTCGGCTATCTTTGAACCCATAGACTGAACATCAGAATTAGCTTGTTCTAATTGTATTAGAAGATGTTTAATTTTAGAGTCTTTATCTGAAGCAACTTTGATTGCATCATTCTTTTCTTTAACTAAATCATTTATAGTTTCTCGCATCTCTCTAAGCAAATTTTTTTCACTCATATATTATATTGAGATACATCCTTCTGTAAATAATTCTTTTAAAGGAATTACTACACACTTAGATGCTCTATAATCTCCTATGTTTTTTGTATGTGTTTTCTTATATTTCTTTACTATTTTTTTTAATCTTGATACTCTAAACACTAGCATACAATGTTCTTTACCATCTAGTTCTAGAATATGAAACCACCATTTAGACTCTGTCTTATCTATACCAGAGGGTTTCTCTCTGTACTCATATTCAATTGCAATGTTACCTGTCTTTCTCCACCAA